GAAGCTGGGCGCGTGGGAGGGGCCGGATCTGGGGGCTGTTATTGCAAAGATTGGGGGGGAAGTATGACGACATTAAGAGAAGCCGCAAAGTTGGCGCTTGAGGTGCTGGAACACATAATTTTACCCGGAACATTTCATGAACGTATTAGACCTGTTTTCAGGCATCGGGGGATTCAGTCTTGGCCTAGAACGGGCAGGTATGAAGACCGTAGCATTCTGCGAAATCGATGAGGCATGTCACAAAGTGCTTCGCAAGCACTGGCCTGAAACACCAATTTTTTCTGACGTTACTAAACTTTCTTCTAAGGATTTGAATGAACACATCGACGTTATTTGTGGCGGGTTCCCCTGCCAAGACATTAGCACCGCTGGAAAAGGAGTTGGCCTCGCAGGCGAACGCTCTGGATTATGGTTCCAGTTCCATCGACTCATCTCCGAGATCCGCCCGAGCTACGCGATCATCGAAAACGTCTCCGCCCTTCGCTCTAGAGGATTGGACCAAGTGCTCCGGTCACTCGCTGAGATCGGGTATGATGCGGAGTGGCACTGTATCCCCGCTTCAGCCGTTGGCGCTCCTCACCGTAGGGACAGGGTCTGGATTGTGGCGTACCCCCATGTCAGCGGACGGGACGCACAACCACTGCCTTGCACCCAGCGTCATCTCAAAGCGGACGACACTCACGCTGACCAATCAGGTCAAGGCTGTGGAACTAGGTGTTCATCCTCACCTTTGGCCTACCCCAACGCTTCAAGACACGTCCCACACAAATACGGTGCTAACACCGAATGGTCTCCGCTTATCCAAGAACGGCAAATCCAGTCACTCTTTGAATCTCGCGGACAAGGTTGGTGGGCATCTGAACCCGGCCTGGGTCGAGTGGCTCATGGGATTCCCGGAAGGTCACACCGACTCAAGCAGCTCGGAAACGCAGTCGTCCCCCAGATTCCCGAACTGATTGGGCGAGCGATCCAGGCAAGTATTCGTTGTCACGAGGCTGACCTAGAAGAGTTCCAAAAAGCGGCCTGTCGCCAGACACCAAGCTCTACACCACCCCACCCCACCCCACCCCAGCGCAAGCCGCTGACGGATGCGGAGATTGACAACTGTTGGTATCAGTCCGGAGGAGTAACGCCTGTTTTTGCCCGAGCCATCGAGCGAGCACACGGCATCGGAGGTAAGGAATGAGCAATCACACGCAAGGGTGGTGGTACCTATCGGTTAACAAAAGTTGGAAGACCAACCCGTTCTCTATCGTTGTGCGCAAGGATGGCGTGCACAGAACCACGATAGCAAACCTGCCCGCCCGTAAAACGATCGGCCCCGAGGAGCGCGAAGCTACCGCACGCCTGCTAACCGCAGCGCCTGACCTGTTGGAGGCACTCATTAAAACGGCGGCACTGCTCCACCCCGACCTACCCGAGCACAAAGCCGCACGCGCTGCGATTGCCAAAGCACTGGGAGAGAAGGGGTGACACGCGGCATCACGCAGCACACGATCGAAACGCTGATGGCCCGCACGGTAGAAATCGGCGAATGCCGCGAGTGGCAGGGGTACATCGCCAACGACACCCCCCAGGTGTCGCACGGCGGCAAGATGATGACCGTAAGGCGCCTGATGTTCGAGCTGCAAGGCAAGGCCGTGGATGGCTATTACATCGCGCCAAGATGCGGTAATTTCCGATGCGTCAACCCAGATCACGCCATTGCTCGAACAAAAAAAGCGCATCACAAGCTCATGAACCAGAACGCGGATCCCAACGGGATGCTGCGCATCATCAAGCTACAGCAAGTGTCTAGAGGGAGGCGCAAGCTGACCGACGAGCAAGTCCAGCAGATACGCAGTGACCCCCGCCCCTCACGAGCCGTCGCAGCAGAGCACGGTGTCAGCAAAGGTCTGGTGTGTCTGATCCGTGCCGGTAAAGCACACCGGCTATTTGCAGCGAGCCCCTTCGCGGGTCTTATGAAATAGGAGAAGAAGATATGACAGATTCAAAAGTTATTGAACTCGTAAATTTGGCTGGCTGGGATGCTGTTGATTTAGAAGATGGGTTTGGCGAACGGATTAAGAAGTTCGCCGACTTAGTCGCCGCTGCTGAACGCGAAGCCTGCAACGGTTTGTGGGAAGCTCAACGGTTAACCGATAGCCAAATTTCCGACCACATTGAGGCGGCTGTCGCCGCTGAACGAGAAGCGTGTGCAAAGGTGGCAGAAGATTATAAAGAAAGTTGCTATGCCGGGGATCTGGACTGGTATTTAGCCAAATACATAGTTGACGAAATTAAAGCAAGGGGGAAGGAATGAGTAAGTGGGCACCGGCAAACAAATCAAACATTGCAAGTTGTATGCATGTTCGAATAGTTAATGATGGTGGAGAAATCTGCATCGTGACGTGGCAGGGAAGAGAACAAACTACTGACCAACTTGCTGAAAAGATATGTGAACTTGCGAACAAAGAAAGGAGTGAGAAATGACCGAACTAAAACAAGCCCTGCTAATGGCAATCAGTGCCCTTAAGCAGTCAAAACCTTCCCCCAGAGAAGGAGATGACGACTACGTAGAGCAAGGGCACCGCGAACACTTCAGGGCTTTGGCCGCGCTTCAAGAAGAGTTGGAAAAACTGGGGGAGGAGGAATGACCATCTTCATCAAAACCGACGCTCTATTTTTGGCCTCCCAGTGGGAAGCAGCAAAGATTGAGGAGAAGGCAGCAACAGACCGCCGCCGAAAGATTGAGGATCAACTTATCCAGTGCCTGGGCATCCCAGAGAACTTGGAGGGCACCAAGACCGAGCTTGCCGGGATGTACGAAATAAAGGTCTCTGGGCGCCTTGACCGCAAGGTAAATGCTGATAAGCTACAGACTCTCGCAGGGGAAGCCGGTCTGACCGAACACCTCTCAAGTCTCTTCAGATGGAAGCCCGAAATCAATCAGGCTGCTTGGAAGTCGGCGCACGAATCTATCACCGGGCCTTTGCTTGAGGCTATTACGACAACGTCCTCTAGGGCGTCTTTCACTATCACAAGGAAATAATCATGGCATTTCTCTCACAATCATTCGACGTTTCTGAACTTCCACAAGCATCAAAAGACTACAGCGTTCTGCCTGCTGGCTGGTACTCGGCAACGATAAGTGGCGCCGAGGTCAAAGAGACCAAGGCGGGAACTGGCGAGTACATCGCTATTAAGTATTCAATCACCGGCCCAACGCACCAAGGGCGGGTCATCTTCGGCAATCTCAACATCAAGAACCCGAACCCCAAGGCCGAGGAGATTGGACGTCAGCAACTTGGCGACATTATGCGAGCCATCGGCTTGGCCCGTGTCACTGATACCGATCAACTGATTGGCGGCAGTCTGGTCATCAAGCTTGATGTAAAAGAGGATGAGAAGTATGGCGAGCGCAATGAAGTGAAGGGGTTCAAAGCCGCTTCTGGCTCAGTATCAAGCCTTCCAACTGCTGCACCTGCCGCGCCATCCAGCGCCAAGGCTGCCCCTCCGTGGACTAAGAAGTAAGCAAAAAAAAGCCCCTCGTAAGAGGGGCAATGGCAACTGCCTTCGGGGGCAGAAACGGAGACACGCACATGCAAAACTTCGATATGAATTCTATACCAACTTTGATTGACGTTGTACACGAGGAGCGACAAGAAAAACCACGGCCCCACCTGGGCGCCTCGATGCTGGGCCATAAGTGCGATAGGTGGCTGTGGCTAAGTTTTCGCTGGGCAGTTGTTGAAAAGTTTTCAGGCCGCATGTTGCGGCTATTTCGCAGGGGTCACAATGAAGAACAGCAGATTGTCAATGATCTTAGGTCTATTGGGCTTGATGTTCGGACTCCAAGCGAGGGCCAGAGCCGGGTTGAGTTTGGCTGTCATGTTTCTGGGTCTCTTGATGCTCGGATTGAGAAGGGTGTGCCAGGGGCGGAGAAAACGCCGCACATAGCCGAGTTCAAAACGCACTCGCTGAAGTCATTTAATGACCTGCGAAACAAGGGCGTCAAGGATGCAAAGCCGATGCACTGGGCTCAGATGCAAGCTTACATGCTGGGCACTGGTCTAGAGTGGGCACTGTATGTAGCGGTTTGCAAAGACGATGACCGCATTCACACGGAGCGTATTGCTTTGGACAAGTCGGCAGCTCAGAAGCTGGTGGACAAGGGCCGCAGGATTGCATTGTCTGACCGTATGCCCGAGCCTTTGAGCGCCGATCCAACGTGGTACGAATGCAAGTATTGCCCGGGCCACGACCAGTGTTTTGGAAGCAAGACGACGAAGCAAGTGAACTGCCGCACCTGCGCCCATTCCTCTGCGCTGAGTGATTCAACATGGCACTGTGCACGATGGGATGACCTGATCCCGGTGGAAGCACAACACGCAGGGTGCGAATCGCATGTGCTGCACCCGGATCTGGTTCCTTGGCCCATCCAGACGGATCAGAACGCTAACGAGTGGCAAGCCGTATATCTGATCGGCGGCAAGAAGATGGCTAACGGAGAGCCGGGCGATGGTGTTTACTCAAGCAAGGAACTGTTGGCTAATGCCGAGGCTTGTGCAGATGAGGAAGTTCAGAAGTTGAGGGCCGAATGGCCGGGATCTAGGGTGACGGGATGATGCTCAGAGACTATCAACAAAAAGCAATCGATCAACTCTACAGTTGGTTTGAGGCAGGCAACGAAGGCAATCCTTGTCTAGTGCTTCCAACCGGCTCAGGAAAGAGCCACATCGTGGCGGCTCTGTGCAAAGACGCTTTGCAGAAATGGCCCGAGACCCGGGTTCTGATGCTCACCCATGTGAAGGAGCTGATTGAGCAAAACGCGGAGAAAATGAGACTCCATTGGCCTGGGGCGCCAATGGGTATTTATAGCGCAAGCATAGGAAAGAAGCAACTTGGCGAGCCCATTACTTTCGCCGGGATACAGTCAGTACGCACAAAGTCAAAGGAGCTGGGCCACATTGATCTGGTGCTGATTGATGAGTGCCATCTTGTGAACCACAAGGACGAGGGGGGCTATCGGACATTGCTGGCCGAGCTGAAAGCTATCAACCCGGCAATGCGAGTGGTGGGGCTTACTGCCACGCCCTACCGTCTAGGTCACGGCCTAATCACGGACAAGCCCGCTATCTTTGATGATCTGATTGAACCCGTAAGCATCGAGGAGTTGGTTCACAAGGGGCACCTGTCCAAGCTCCGCAGCAAAGTGACAGACGCAAAACTTGATACGACAGGCGTACACAAGAGGGGTGGGGAGTACATCGAGGCAGAGCTTCAAGCCGCTGTTAATACAGACTTGAACAATATTTCTGCTGTTAAAGAAGTCGTTAATTTGGCGGGTGATCGTAAGGCGTGGCTGTTTTTCTGCGCCGGGGTTAAGCACGCCCAGGCGGTTGCAGACACGCTAATCGCTTATGGCATCACCGCGGAGTGTGTAACAGGTGAGACGCCGAAGGCAGAGCGCGAAAGCATTCTGGCCCGTTACAAAGCCGGAGAGATCCGAGCATTGACAAACGCCAACGTGCTTACGACAGGCTTTGACTACCCGGACATTGACCTGATTGCCATGTTGCGCCCGACCATGTCGGCAAGCCTTTACGTTCAAATGGCAGGCCGAGGCATGAGACCAAAGAGCCACACTGACCATTGCCTGGTGCTTGATTTCGCCGGTGTGGTGAGTACGCATGGCCCGATAACCAACGTGCAGCCACCTAAGAAAGCGGGTTCAGGGGAGGGTGACGCACCCGTCAAAGTATGTGAGAACTGCGATGAGCTTTGTGCGATATCGGCGTTGAAGTGCCCGGCCTGCGGTCACGAATTCCCGCCGCCAGCGAAGAAGGAGCTGGTTTTGCACATGGATGACATTATGGGCATCCAGGGGCTGGAACTGGAGGTAACGAGTTGGAACTGGCGCAAACACTTAGGCCGCACAAGTGGAAAGGAAATGCTCGCCGTGACGTATTACGGGGGCCTGAGCGATCCGCCAGTGACTGAGTACCTGCCGGTGCTGCACGACGGTTACGCAGGTCAGAAGGCCGCTCAGACTTTTGTGACGATCGCCAGGCAAGCGGGAGTCGAAACGAATGCGCAAGGACTAGATGAAGCAGTGAAATCAATGGCGGGCTCACGTCCTCCCGCCTTGATTGAGTACAAAAAGGATGGCAAATTCTTCAGAGTAATTCGAAGGGATTGGAAATGAGACCGCCAGAACCACAAGCTGTAATTCTTTTCAGAGCCAGAAAAAAAGAGCCCGTGCCGAGGTGCTGTCACACCTGCGACAACTACAACGAGGTGGGCTGGTGCGCTCTTTTTGACTTGCAGCCACCCGGGGAATTCACACATTCATTCAACAAATGCCCGGAATGGATTGAGGAGGTGCCATTTTGAACAAGAGAGAGCAACTTCAATTTGAGCGTATGTCCAAGCTGCTAGAGGCAGAGCGACAGCGAGCCGAGCAAGCTTGGGAAGGCTATCGATCTGCGCTCTATCAATTGGTGGATCTTCAGATGAAGATGGATCGCATACAGAAAGCAATCAATGGCGAAGAATGAAACACCCAGCGAGCACTTTGAGCAACGAGAATTTGTGAAGTGGTTTCGTCAGACTCACAAAGGCGTCCGGATCTTTGCCATCCCAAACGGGGGGGCCAGGAGCATCACAACAGCCGCTAGGCTCAAGGTGGAGGGCGTTACATCTGGGGTGCCGGATCTTTTCATCCCCGAATGGCTGATGTGGGTTGAGATGAAGAGGCAGAAAGGTGGTGTTGTCAGCCCAGAGCATCT